GGCGGAGCTTCGTCCGTGCCGCGCTGAACTCTGCGCGCAACATCCGCCCTCAGGACAGTTCGCCGCAGGCCGCCGCTGCCCGCCGCATCCAGGGCTTCCACGAGCTCGATGGCCTGGAGTTCGTTGCGCGCATTGACATCGAGAAGGACGGGCGCGGCGAACTGCGCAACGTCGTGAAGATGGCGGTCGAGCCCGACCAGGCGGACTACGCCCAAGCGTTGGGCGCGGCGCCTGTACCCGCTGCGGTGACGCGTTCTGCATCTGCACCGGCGGCTCCCATGCAGGCAGTCCGCCCTGCCGTCCCTGGCAAGCCCGCCTGGGCGCAGTGAGGGGGGCGGATGAAATGCTGGGTCTGCAAACGACAGGCCCGGGGCTTCGGCCACACCGACAACCGGCACGGTGTCGGCGATCCCCGGCGCTACCCCATCGACTGGGTGTTCTGCTCGCGTCGCTGCCAGGAGGCGTTTCACGCGCTTTACGGCAACTGGCTGCGCGTGAAGGAAGGGGCGCGAAACGAGACGGAGGTCACCATGATCGATCCGTCTGACGTCGAGCTGGCCGCCATGCGCAAGTGCCTCAAGGCTTTCGGCGAAGCGGCAGGCGAGATCGGCTTTGCCAAGCCACTCGGTGAGTACGCGGAGGCAGAGGCGTTGCAGGTTATCGACGCCATCGTCACCTGCTACACGGAGGCGATGGTCGAGCACCATGAGGCGACCAAGTACCCCCCAGTGCGCGGAATGACGCCAACGCCCGACCCCATGAGGGCGGATGCGAGCCCATTCGCCGACATGGCCGACGACCTGCCTTGGGAACATCCCGGGCAGCAGACCAAGGGGAAGAAGCCATGATGGACTTCAACTCCTCGGCCAGTCTCTCTGGCCTTCTGACCGCGTTGATCGATACCGGGATGCAGCGCGCCCGGGCAGCGCAGCCGCGACGCACCTATCTGGGCGCATCGCGCCTCGGGGCCGAGTGCGAGCGTGCATTGCAGTACGAGTACGCCGCGGCTCCGGTCGATGCCGGCCGCGACACTGACGGGCGCATCCTGCGCATCTTCGAGCGCGGTCACGTCATGGAAGACTGCGCGGTGACGTGGCTGCGTGCGGCGGGCTTCGATCTGCGCACACGCAAGGCCAACGGCGACCAGTTCGGCTTCACCGCCTTGGACGGCCGCCTGCAGGGGCACGTCGATGGCGTGATCGTGGCCGGTCCCGACTTGGGTCATGGCTTCGGGTATCCGGCGCTGTGGGAGAACAAGTGCCTGGGCTCGAAGTCATGGCGCGAGTTGGAGAAGTACCGGCTCGCTGTCGCCAAGCCCGTGTATGCGGCCCAGGTGGCGCTGTACCAGGCCTACCTTGATCTGCACGAACACCCGGCGCTGTTCACCGCAGTCAACGCAGACACGATGGAGATTTACGCCGAGCTGGTGCCCTTCGATGCGGCGCTCGCGCAGCGCATGTCGGACCGCGCGGTCAAGGTGATCACCGCGACTGAGGCCGGTGATCTGCTGCCGCGCTCGTTCTCCGAATCTACCCACTTTGAATGCCGGATGTGCCCGTGGCAGGACCGGTGCTGGAGGAGTCAGGCATGAGCACCAAGCCCGATGCCGTCATGGCCGTCGAACCGATGATCGACGCCAAGCAAGCGGCCGCGTCGCTGCGGCTTCCGTACTACTGGTTCGCCGACCCGGCGATGCGCAGCAAGTACCGCATTCCGCACTACCTCCTGGGCGGGCTCGTTCGGTACCGGCTGTCAGAACTGTCTGCATGGGCGGCTCACAGCACTGCTGCGCAGGGGCGTGATGCTTTGCGGCCAAGCAAAGCCGAGGGGGGCGAATGATCGACTTCAACGACGTTGCTCCCGCCCCGGAGCGCAGCCTCGATGCCGAGCGCGATCAGATCCGCGCTGCCTTGTTGGCCCGGCTCGAATCGGTGCTGTTCACCCTGTTTCCTGCCGGCAAGAAGCGGCGAGGCAAGTTCCTGATCGGTGACGTGATGGGCAGCCCCGGCGACAGCCTTGAAGTGGTGCTCGAAGGCGAAAAGGCCGGCTTGTGGACCGACCGTGCTACGGGCGACGGCGGTGACATGTTCGACGTGATCGCCCGCCATATCGGCTCGGACGTCCACGCCGACTTCCCGCGCGTGCTCGGTGTTGCCGCTGACCTGATCGGTCGCGCTCGGCCGGTTGCGCCGCGTCGGCCGAAGAAGGAGGCTCCGGTCGATGACCTTGGTCCGGCCACCGCCAAGTGGGACTACCTCGACGCCGCTGGCCGACTGATCGCGGTCGTCTACCGCTACGACCCGCCCGGCCAGAGGAAGGAATTCCGTCCCTGGGACGCGCGCCGCCGCAAGATGGCCCCGCCCGAGCCGCGCCCCCTCTACAACCAGCCGGGTCTGACGACGGCAGCGCAGGTCGTGCTCGTCGAAGGCGAGAAGTGCGCGCAGGCGCTGATCGACGCTGGCATCGTGGCCACCACTGCCATGCACGGCGCCAACGCGCCGGTGGACAAGACTGACTGGTCGCCGCTGGCCGGCAAGGCGGTACTTGTCTGGCCCGACCGCGACAAGCCGGGGTGGGAGTACGCGGTGCAAGCGGCTCAGGCCATCCTGTCCGCCGGCGCCAAGTCCTGCCACATCCTCTACCCACCTGAGGATGCCGCCGAGGGCTGGGACGCGGCCGACGCCATGTCCGAAGGCTTCGACGTGGCGGCCTTCCTGGCCCACGGCCCGCGTGTGCAGATGCACGACATCGCGGACCCCGGAGAGCCGGTGGTCGGTACTGACGAATCGGTATGGGGTACCGAAGACGCACTGGCGCTGGCCTTCACTCGTCGCTACCACCGTGACTGGCGCTACGTTGCCGCGTGGGGACGGTGGTTGGTGTGGGATGGTCAGCGCTGGCGCACCGAGGACACGCTGGCCGCGACTGATCTCATCCGCGGCGTCTGCCGGCATGCAGCCGTCCAGGCCGATAACCCCAAGGTGGCGGCCAAGCTGGCCACCTCTGGCACCGTTGGCGGCGTGGAACGGCTGGCTCGCGCGGATCGGCGACATGCCGCAACCACGGCCGAATGGGACGCCGATTCCTGGCTGCTCAACACGCCGGGCGGTGTTGTCGATCTCAAGACGGGTCGGCAGCGCCCGCACGACCGGGCAGACCGGATGACCAAGATCACCACTGCCACGCCGGCCGGCGACTGCCCGACCTGGCGGCAGTTCATCGCCGAAGTGACTGGCGGCGATGCCGCGTTGCAGGCGTACATGCAGCGCATGGCGGGCTACGCGCTCACCGGATCGACGCAGGAGCACGCGCTGTTCTTTCTCTACGGGACCGGTGCGAATGGCAAATCTGTGTTCGTCAACACGTTGGCCACGATCCTGGGCGACTACGCGTCGAACGCGCCGATGGACACCTTCATGGAGACCCGTACCGATCGACATCCGACTGACATGGCTGGCCTACGCGGCGCGCGTTTCGTGGCAGCGATCGAGACGGAGCAAGGGCGGCGGTGGGCCGAATCCAAGGTCAAGAGCCTCACGGGCGGCGACAAGATCTCCGCGCGCTTCATGCGCCAAGACTTCTTCGAGTTCTTTCCGCAGTTCAAGCTCTTCGTCGCTGGCAACCATAAGCCGGCCATCCGCAACATCGACGAGGCGATGAAACGGCGGCTGCACTTGATCCCGTTCACGATCACCGTGCCGCCCGAGCGCCGGGATAAGCACTTGCAACAGAAGTTGCTGGCTGAGCGAGACGGCATCCTGGCCTGGGCGGTGCAGGGCTGCCTGGACTGGCAGCGCCTGGGTCGGCTCGATCCGCCGCAACAGGTGGTGGAAGCGACCGAAGAGTACTTCGAAGCCGAGGACGCGCTGGGCCGTTGGCTCGACGAGCGCTGCGTGCTCGACGCCAATTCCAAGTCACTGACCAGCGAACTCTTTGCCGACTGGAAGCAGTGGGCCGAGTCCGCCGGCGAGTTCGCCGGCTCCCAGAAGCGCTTTGCTGACCTGCTGCTCACCCGTGGCGTGGAGAAGTGGCGCAACACCGTGGGGCTGCGCGGCTTCCGAGGCGTGGGCCTCAAGCACCCGCCCGCGCCCGCCTACACCCCCTACGCCGATCACTGACCGCCATGACCACCGATCGGACTGACGGATTTGACGGTCCACGTCGTAAGTTTTCCCGCGCGGGCGCGCGTACACGCGCCTCAAGCGGGTTTCGATGCGGTCTGTCCGATGTGTCAGTCCCCAAACAAGGACTGCATCCATGAACCCGACTCTTTTGGCCCTCGACCTGGGCACCCGAACCGGCTGGGCGCTGCGCAGCAGTGACGGCCACATCACAAGTGGCAGCGAGAGCTTCCGCCCGCAACGATTCGAAGGCGGCGGGATGCGCTTCTTGCGCTTCAAGCGCTGGCTCACCGAAATCAAGTCTCAGGCGGACGGCATCGGCGCGCTGTACTTCGAGGAGGTTCGCCGCCATGCCTCGACAGACGCGGCGCATACCTACGGTGGATTTCTTGCAACGCTGACCGCGTGGTGTGAGCACCACCAGATTCCGTACCAGGGCGTGCCTGTCGGCACCATCAAGAAGCACGCCACCGGCCGGGGTAACGCTGGCAAGGACCAGGTCATTATCGCTGTCCGTAGCCGAGGACATGCGCCGGTCGACGACAACGAAGCCGACGCACTGGCGCTGTTGCATTGGGCGATTCAGGACCACGGCGTGGGGCAGGAGGTGTGAGATGAAGATCCCGACTCCGCCCTACCGCTGTCCACTTGGCAGGCTCCAACCCGAGGCGACCGACCTCGAGTTGCTCAAGCAACGCGGCTGGCGCGATCAGCACATTCTGGTCATCAACGAAACCGACGAGCGGTTGGACTTCGTCGAGCGCGAGTTCGTGCGCCGCATCGGCGAACGTCTCTACGGCGCAGGAGGGCCGCGCCGTGGCTGAGTGGACCATCGAGGACGTGGCAGCTCGCTTCGAAGAGGCTGCCACCACCGGAAGACGCCTACCCCCGGTGCGGGTGCAGGGCTACTTCAACACCTGGCCGGTCTTCGTGCGACAGGAGTGGGAGGCGTTCGCCGCCGACGAGAAGGTCTACCGGCCTTTCCCACCCAGCCCTGAGGCTGTCGATCGCATGCTGGAGACGATGCGCTGGGTGCAGTGGCTCGAGGTCGAGCAGCGCCACCTGGTGTGGATGCGGGCCAAGCGCTACGGCTGGCGAGACATCACGATCCGATTCGCGTGCGATAGGACGACGGCATGGCGGCGCTGGCAGAAGGCGCTGCAGATGGTGGCTGACCGGCTCAATGGCGAGGGGGCACGGCTGCCGTCCAAAGCCGTGGGCAACGTCGGGTAACGACGATCGCCTGTGTCCTCGTGTTGCTGTCCTTGTCCATTTTCGAGATCGACCACGCTGCAACAAACCGGGGCTTCGTCGCTACTATTTCAGCTATGTTCTGGACAGCAGTGGCGGTTGAGGCGGCGGCCCCAGGCGAAAGGGGTCCTTCCTCCCGAAGATGCCATGCGGGGGGCGCGAGCGCGGCATTCGCCTAGCGTCCGACTGCAAACCCAGGTTTGCAGGGGTTTGCAGGTTTGCACCCCGACCCATCCAGCCCCGCCAGTGATCGCATCACTTGCCCGACGCCTCCCTCGCGGAGGCGTTTCTATTTCCTCGGCCCGCGACCGGTTGGCTCCTTGCCGATCCGGGCCGTTTTCATTTGAGGTTCCGATCCTGAAGATGCTCAACGTCGACTACCGCAAGGTCGAGACGCTGATTCCGTACGCACGTAACCCGCGCACGCATTCCGACGCGCAGGTGGCCAAGATCGCCGCGAGCATCGTCGAGTACGGCTGGACCAACCCGGTGCTGGTCGATGGCGACAACGGCGTCATCGCCGGGCATGGACGGCTCGCCGCCGCCCGAAAGCTCGGCCTCGAAGATGTGCCGGTGATCGAGCTGGGCCACTTGACGCCGGCGCAGAAGCGCGCCTACGTCATCTCCGACAACCGCCTGGCCCTCGACGCTGGGTGGGATGAGGAACTGCTGGCGCTGGAGTTGGCTGAGCTGTCCGAGGCCGGCTACGACCTGGCGCTGACCGGAT